TCTCTTGAGTCGCACCCTGAGTGAAGTTCCAAGGGTCAGGCAGAGAGTTAAACTGTGGACCAAGGATATATGGGAATTCTGCAATACCTGCTTCAGATGCATCAATAGTAATAAAGTATGCATATGTGCCATCAGGGAATTGTGGTGTCTTACAGAAACGACCATTATAGTTGTCAAGATCACCAGACTGGAAGTCGTAAGTGTAGTCAGCAACAAATGTACCTGCAGGATATGAATCCAATGAAGGACCATCAATACGAGAAGGATTAGGGTTAGTTGCTAAATCATAGACAACATTATCTTTTAATTTGTATGAAGTGCGAAGTCTTCTAACGCCACTGTTTTGATCGGTAGGATCAATATATGCATAAGGACCATAGATTGGGTTGCCATCAAATGCCCAACCAAGAATAGGAGAGTGCTCAAAGTTAGATGCTACTTCTTGGAAATTCTGGGTAACAGGGTTGAGGAAGACATTATCTCCAACAACATAACGCAACTCTTTAGGATCACTGAGGTGAGCATACTCACCACCAAACTGGTTATTCAGACCAGTAAAGACATATCCTCTTGCATTGTCATATTTATTTTCCAATTCATACTGTAAATTCTTATTCCACTCAAACACTTGAGGGGTAAACTCAGCAAAGTCGCCAACAGACTCAAGTCTGACTGTAGTAAGACCCTGAGTATATCCAATACCTTTGTTAGTAATGTCAACACCAAGGACTCTACCTTTGTCTTCACCAACAGTGCCAATAATTGCTCTTGCAATAGCACCAAAACCATCACCATTGATTACAATCTCGGGAGCAGTAGTATATCCACTACCAGAGTTAATAATAGCGATAGAAACAATACGACCATTGATAACAATGGGTTGCGCCAAAGCATCTTCACCAGAGTTAACTTTGATGGTAGGTAATTCAGTATATCCACTACCTGTGCTAGTGATGTTGACGCTAGCAATAGGACCACGGACGTTTGCATTTGCTTCAGCACCTGATCCACCACCACCAGTAATCGAAACACTGGGTTGTGAAGTATATCCACTACCTGGTTGCTCAACCAGGATTCTGCTGACACGACCACCAGTGACAACTGCTTGCGCGGTAGCACCAACGCCACCACCACCAACAATAGAAACTAAAGGTGAGTCAGTGTATCCACTACCTTGAACAGTAACATCAAATGATGTTAGACTACCATTAACAATAACCTCACCAGATGCACCTGTACCGCCACCACCAGTGATCTCTAGAGCAGGTTTTGATCCTGCATCATAGTCAATACCATTATTGACAACACTAATTCCAGTCAAAGGACCGAATCTAACAAAGTCGCCAGACTTGTATGCCCAGATAGACACACCATTCACCCAAGCACCAATCGAGGTATTTGCTGTGATTTCTTGACGCTCAGAGATGGTTTGGACAACTCTAGGGAAACGAAGTAGTTTACGCTGGTTACCAGGAATTAATGCTGACCCTGTGAAAGGACCAATTCTATAGTTTGGAAGACCTGAGGTTGCTGTATAGACATAATCATCATTAAAGAATGAGTTTTGAATATTGGTCGTAAACTCACTTACAACTTTATTGATAGAGTTAACGTCGGACTTACCTCTGTTTAGGTCAACCGACAGCAAGATGTTACCTGCAGGAATAATTTCTGTAGGAGTATTGATCTGATATGAGAATTCAAACTCGTTAATACGAGATGTAACTGTAAACGTGCCGTTATAGACAACAGGGTTTGCACCATAGATGGTAACCTGGTCAGATACCAGAAGACCATGAGGATTCTCACAAACAACTGTAGCAGTCTGATTGTTGATACCACCAGGAGTAACCGTAGTAACTTGAATCAGTTTCTTAACGTTGTAGAGCCAAGAAGACAGTTTTTCGTCATCTGCACTAGATCCCAACTTAGCAACTTTCAGTTTATCGCCTTGTAGGTAGTAAGATCCTGTGTCATTCAGGACAGTGGTGCCTGCTTCAGCAATACCAAGGACTCTGAGCTTACATTCGCCAACAGTGCCACGATTAACGTATACAAAGATATCACTCGTAACTAGAGTGCCAGGATCCCAGTCTTCAACCACCCCATTTTGGGATCTGGTGCATTCAATAAACTGGTTAAGTGATTTCTCTTTATACTGTGCAACTTCTTGATCATTAATACGAATGGTGCCGTTTCTTTCAGGCCATCCAATCGTTGAGTCAACTGTAATGATGTTACCAGTTGTTGTTAATGGCTCAACCAGAGTAGTCTTGTAAGGAATGATGAAATCCCCAGTAAGAGTCTCCTCAGAAATTGCCAATTCGTAGATAGTGTCAGTACCTTCAATAATAGTGATGACATTTTCAATCAAGGCAGATGCTGCCTTGACTCCAAGGTCAACTTCATCAGCATACTGAATAAGTTGTGAGTCAATCAGGTTTGCTGGGTCGCCTTCAACCAATTCCGCACGAAGAATGGTGTCAACAACCCAAGTTGCTGCAGAAGGTGAGATAACCTCATCTCTAGGGTAGTAGATGTCAATCTGCTCCCCAAACATGATCTTAAACAGATACTGAGTAGCGTACTTAGTACCTTTACTGATATAGAAGTCAGTAATACTCTTAATTACTTGTACAGGGTTAACTGATGAATAATCAATCTCAATTGTTGGCAGATATTGCCTTCTAAACTTATCAAAGACTTCTTTAATGAATAGTGAGTCTAAGTTTATAACCTTCGCCGCTGCAAAGTGACTAGATTGTCTTAATACTGATTCACCTGCATAAATTTCATTATGGAGGTTGTCATATCCAACAGGACCAGATACACCACGGGAAACTCCCAAGAATGCTGATGGTGAGTAACCCTCACCGTTTTCGACCATCTCATAACCAGTGATCTCGCTGAAACCAACGGAAACAGATGCTCTGGCAGCACGAGGTTCTGCGATATAGATTTTAGGAGGAGAAGACTCAGAATATCCCTCACCAAAGTTAGTGATATTGATATCAGTGATCTCACCGTTGAAAATGGTAGCAACTGCAGTTGCACCTGTGCCACCAATAGGTTCTCCATAAGAATCCTTTCTGTCATCAACAATATACACTGAGGGTGCATCGGTATAACCGCTACCGCCAGTCAGCATCTCAATATTAGTAACTGAATTGGATGCAACTGTTACATCTAGTACCTGAGCACCAATTGGCTCCACAATTTTTACTCTAGGTGGAGTAACATATCCTCTACCCCTATTAGTAATTAGAACTTCATAAACCTGACCATCTTGGTTGATTCTAGAAATTGCTTGTGCATTGATACCACCTTCAGGTGCTGGGTCAATGTATATTTCGGGAGTATTGCTATAGTTAAGACCCATGGTCAAAACTTCAATACTGTCGATGTTTACTCGACCTTCACTATCAATAGTTGGTTGCCCAATTGTGGCACCACCAGGATTTATAAAGGTGATTGAAGGAATGAAGTTGTATCCACTACCAGAATTCATGATAGTTAGACTATCAACCTGACCTGTAGTGTCATCTACTGTAAGATCGATCTTAGCAAGTGTTCCATCGCCTCCAGGAAATCCTACAATAGCGATTGGGGGGTTGAAGGATGTATATCCCTGTCCACCATCAATTAGGTTAATATCCTTGATTCCGCTGACCAAGGACTTGGCAGTAGCACCTCTGCCGTTGTTACTTTGAATTGCAACCTTAGGTGCAAAATCAAGTCTATACTTATCGCCACCAGTTTTTGGAATTAGGCGATCAACTTCACCATTAGCACCAACAGATACAACTGCACTAGCTCCAGATCCAAATAGTGGTGCAATATATTCAACTGATCTAATATTGATCAGTTCGCTGCCACCCAGTGGATACTTGAATATTACTTCATCTCTGAAAACAGTAAAATCTTCATATGCCTTTAGAAGTGTACCATTCTTGTTAATAACCAGACCAATCGTTGAGGTTGGAGTATAACTTGCAAGATTTACTCTGAGGGCGTAATTTTTCTTACCTTGCCACTGCTCAACTGGGATATTATCAGTTGTGACGATCGCTTGATCGGCATACCCGATAAGATATGTAATCTGAGTAAACTGAGAGTCGTCAGCACCTGTTCTTAACCTTGGGGGAACTTGGAATCTAATTTCATCCCCTTCAACGTAGTAGTCCACGTTAGGGACTAACATTTCATTGTATACAATGACAATTAAATGTTCTGCAGACGTTGGATTAACTGGAGTGCCCAGAAATGCCAACGGGAACATATTTCGTACACCATCAAATAGAGGGAATGGATTCTCTAGTTGCTGTTTCTTTTTATCAAACTGTTTGGGTGACACCCCTGGAGTAATAATGGCATCAGGACCACGAGAGACTTCCTCGTAGTACATGACTTCATTATCAATCATGATAGATCCATTATTTTCCTGGAATCCATCGATGGATTCAATAAGGATCTTAGAATCGGTGATTCCAATATCGGATAACAGTTGAGTATCTAGAGATAACTCATCTGAAGTATAATTATCGATATCCAAATAACTAAGAAGGTTATTTAGAATGTCGTATGGGCGACCAGTCTTCTCTTGAGACTTATAATACTGGAAGAGGAAATCGACAAACTGTCGATCCTCCTGCCGAATAAACTCTGGGAGTTGGTTTTCAACTCTGTCCGATATGTTAATATTCTTAGTAGGCATCTAACTTAGAAACAGGAGGTATCTACTGGATACTCGAAAGTATCAATTGGATATTCAATGATATTTATCCCTGCAGTATCACCGTAATTATATCCTGCAAAGTTGTTTGGATCGAAGTTGGGAATTGCAATATTCGTAATTGTAGTGTCTATTGGGAAGACATCTACGTTGAATAATGTTGGGATAACCCCTGGTGGAATTATGAGCGATCCACTATATGGCAATACTTGAATTGGAAGGCGAGTTGTGTCATCTGGAGTTCCTGCAATAGCAATAGGTCCAACACAAACTTGACCTGTTGGATAATCAACTGTACCCACAGAATCATTGAGGACAACCTCAACCTCATCTCTCTTTGTAACCAAGATAAGATTACCGTTACCATCATCTCTGATATTAACAGGCACCAAAACTTGATTTTCATCAGTAACTGCGTTTGAAGCAACTACGGGAGATGACAGATCTCCAGGAGATATGCCAGTGCCACCAGAAGTCCCGCTAGTCCCACCAGTGCCACCGCCTGCACCATCTGTGCCATTTGTGCCATTTGTGCCACCGCTGCCACCAGTCGATGCTGCTGGAGTTCCTCCTCCACCACCTAGAGTCAAATCAACTAAATCGTCAGTATAACCAGTGGCATAGAATGTGCCAGATTTGACAACGGAGAATGAAGGACTACATGATCCCTTATCTCCTGCATCTTGACACTTGCCATTGACGCAAATTTGACCATCAGGACAATCGGCATTAGATGAGCAAGGACCATCATAATTGCCACTTGGATCACCGCCTCCTGTGCCACCGCCGCCACCATCATCACCACCAGTGCCTCCAGTGCCAGGTGTACCACCCGTGCCTCCAGTGCCTCCAGTGCCCCCAGTACCACCTGTGCCGCCAGTACCACCTGTGCCGCCAGTACCACCATTACCGCCAGTGCCACCACCGCCGCCGTTTCCACCACCACCACCAGGAGATCCACCACCACCCGTTGGAGTGCCAGCAAATCCGTTTGGATCATAAAGTGGGTTTTTAAAATCTAGACATTCAGTGAATACATCACCAAAAGTGAATTGGTCAAGATTTTGCCCAACAGTCATCTGAGTAACAGTGCCGTCAATTGCAGGATCACTATTATCCACCATTGAATTGTACTTAGACCCATCAATGCGTCCACCAAATCGATTATTTCGACCATCTTTGTTGAATTGGTCAATATTACGCAAAACCTTACTTGCCAACTCGGACCCAGTATTGTTTGTAACGTTTCCGTTGTAGTAAACGTATGATTTGGGGATAATGTAGTAGACGGTAGGATCAATGATCACAGGATCAATAGATGCAACCGTATAATTCTTCAAATCATTCTTAATTTTCGCTTTTGTAGACTCATTCAGTTTATTGCCTGTTTTGGGACTAACTGCAACAAATACTTTTCCATAAACAGGGGGAGTTAGTTTCTCACCGCCATATGCAGTAACCGCAGCTGCTTGTGGATAGATCTCTGATACAATATGCTCATAGTCTGCTTCAGTCACAGCTCTATTTTGAGTTGAGAATGCTTTTGGTGCCCTAAACTTGACAGAAAGTGCAGATTCGCGTTGCTCACCATCTGCAGCAGGCTCTCTAGTCTCTACAGCAATGTTTGCTGGGGCAATTGCTCTGCCATCACTGTCCTTAATGCTACCAATGAAGTTAAAGTCCTTACAACCATTTGCCTCTTCACCTTCTGTGGTCACATAACTAAGTCTGATGTATTCACCATCAATTAATTTACGACCAATGACGCCATCACCGAAAATTAGGCGATATCTCAGGTCATCAGTCTCTTCAAGGAAGTAAATACGCGACGTGTCATCAAGAGAAGTTACGTTTTTCGACAAACTGTAATTATCAGTCTCTTGAGACTGTGCATTTGGCGAGATATCAACGTAAACTAAAGCGGTATCTACGTTTTCAGTTGGAATTATATAATCTTGATTCTTTGTATAGTCAACTGTATAGTTATACTTGAGCAAATTGCCCTGATGCACCAGCACAGGGTTAAAGGTTGCAATACCTGTAGAAGGATCTACCGTAGTTTGCAACTCTCTAGTTACACAGAAGGTATATACGTCGTTAAAATTACTTGCAATAAAGACATCCCCTTCTCTAAGTACGCAAAACTCAGGGTATGTAGATCCATTCAACGATATTTGTGTCTGAGCACGAATCGCAACACAGGCTCTAGGCGACTTAATTGACCTAGGAGTGTAATTTAACTGCTTTGCAATGCGGACTACGTTGTCTCTTACCGTAGCAGACTCAAGAAATGCTTCATTCAGCGCCATGTTAGCGTTGAATGCCGTATAGTATGTGTTGTATGCTAAGATCTCACTTAGATACGCTGCAGCACTCCCCTCAAACTCGTATTAACTAACCTCTTTACGTGTTCGAAGGTAAGACTTAATAGCCTCTTTAATTTCAA